GACTGTCAACCATAGGTGTGACTTTACAACGCCAAATATGTGGCCACCAAGTTTGTGCATAACCTTCACTGCCACGTGTTACTTCTTGAACAACATAAAATTTCTTTAATGGAACTGGTATATTTTCATCAAGAGGATTAAAATCACGTAGGTGTGGTAATTCAAATACGTCACCTGGCATAATTTTACGACCAAGACGTTCACTCATATCATTAATATGAAATGTAATATAAAGTGTATCATTTGTTACCATTAGACCAAACTGACTTAAGTTAAAGTCATTATCTTGAATGGTATAATGTCCACGTAAGTTGTAAACATCCTTATCATATGCACGATCACGGTTTTCCAAGAATAGTAGGTCTTGGATATTTTTTTCACTTTGTGTGCTATATTGTGGTTGTGTTAAATCTGTTGTTTGACCTTGATCTTTAGGACCAAGATATTTGTGCACGTTGATGCCTACACCACTTATAGTGTATAATTCACGAATACGATTATCTTGCCATTTATAATCGTTTGTATGTGTTTCACGGTAAAGACTTAAACGTGGCATAATAAATTCCTTTAATATTTATTGGAATTAAATCAATCCACTTTTAACCAATCTGGTTTAATAAAATTCTTTACATGTGCATCAAGTTCAGTAGGTTCACATGGTTTAATATATTTTGCATTTGCATCTTCTATTAAAATTTCATCAATACGTGAATCATTCCATGCCACTGGAAAATCTAACCATTTTCCTAAACTTCGCACATAATGGTTACGATAAAGATATAATAATTCTTGGGATATAAACAGTGGTGGTTCTTCTATTCTGTTTAACATGATTTGCATCATTCCCCAAGTTGGCCCACCACGTAATCTACGTTGTTGTAAATCTAATATATTACGATCACGCCCAATAATTGCAAGTTGTGATTCAATACCGCAATCTTTAAGTTTTTGTGTAAATTCTTCTAAAAGTGGAACACGTGCAACAAAGTTTTCCATATATGGATTGCTTACACTTGTAACTGCATATTGTTTCCCACCCATAATATCTACTGTAATTTTATTTGGATTATTCCAGTATTCATTAAATGGCTCATACCAATGTGGTATAAAATATCCATCTGGTTTTAATGCTGCTTTCCATCCATGAACATCATCGTGTAAGGAAAATATTTTACCAAATAAATGATTACCAGAACCTTGTGGTCCAATAACAATTAACATTTTCATGGTAGTTTTCTCAATTCAAAATAAATTCTATCACCATTGTCTTTTTTGAATGAACTTAATTCACAATTGTATTTGTTTGCTATCTTATATGCCGTATCAAAATCCCATGGGTAGATATCAATCCATTGTCCATTTTTGTGAACAATGCCTGGATTTGCTCTCATATAAATTTTACCATTTGGCATTGTTAAATCTATAACTTTTTTCATACGAACTTCAACGTCATTGTAATCACCAAAATTTATACTGCCAAAAACTATAATATGGTCATAGGTATTATCAGCAACTGTATAATCTAAAATATCAACCATATAATCTGCACTATTGTTATAGGCATCAATACCAATAAGGTTTGGTATTCTTGCTTTAAATTGATTAAAACCACAACCAACATCAAGAACTGCTTTGGGATTTTCTTTATTAATTTTATCCACAATATTCCAACCACTGTATTGGTAGATTTCAGTTCTTGGTTGCCATATACCACCCCAAAAACGTGAACAATATTTCTGGTCTATGTCATTTGTTATATCTACAACTGAACCATCATAATTTATTTCCAAATCAAATGTTTCATTTATATTATTAACAAACTTTTCATAACGTTTGGGAGTCCATGGTAAATCTTTTACAATAGTTTCTTTGGTTATAACAATATCATTATACTTGGGTAGGTTAAATGACTCTTGTAAATTTTTTAGTATTAAGTTAAAAATTTTATGATTCATATAATTTTTTCCGATTTTATTAATTTTATATAAATACTTATGAAAAATTTTAAATTTCTTAAAAATTTTTAAATTTAAGGAAAAATTATGAATGATTACGAAAAATGGGGCGAAAGTCGTTGGGAATATACTAAGAGCCGTAGCCGTTGGCATTTTGATGTTTCACGGATTCCACAGCCTGGTTTAGATAGTTACACGCATGTTTGTAGATTTGATGTTGATTTTACAGAAGCAATACAACAATGTATGCCAAGAACAAAACCAAGCACATGGGGTTCCAGAAATCCTAATATTGAAAGAATATACAGTGCTGATGCAGAGGAACAAGATTTAATTCGTGCTGGTGCTGATCCAAAAGCAACTGTATTTGAACGTGCGACCGCTGAAGATATACCACTTTTTAAAAAAATTAATAATTGGTTAGGATTGGAAGAATCCACAATTAAATTTCATAATCAAACAACTGGTCAGATGTTGCATACACACTTAGATAATTTTGCAGGTCGTCCTGAACGTGAAAACAGTTATAAAGTTACAGACTTTGATAAGAATCCTGATATAATTCGTCGTTTTGCAATTATGTTAGCACCATGGGAATTGGGACAAATTTTTCAATTGGGTAATGCTAATTTTACACAATGGAAAGCTGGTGATTGTATTACATGGGAATGGCAAGATATACCACATAGCACAGCAAATATGGGATGGTGGGACCGTCCAATGTTACAAATAACTGGTTATGTCACAGATAGAACACGTGATGTGTTAGGTGGCGCAAGTAAAAATTTGGTAGTCAAAATATAAAGGAAATAAAATGGATATTCAAAATTTATTCCCACTTTTTAGTCAGGGAACTGGTTTAACACTTATTGCACTTTATGCAGTATTTGTATTTGCTCTTACAAATTGGTTTGCTAAGGGTTATGGAGTAGGTAAAGAAGCATTTCTTGTTGCCAATCGTAATGTCAATTTTTGGCAAGGAAGTATGAGCGTAGGTGCAAGTTGGATATGGGCACCTGGTTTGTTTGTTGCAGCACAGCAAGGATTTAATAATGGTATTGCTGGTGTGTTTTGGTTTAGTTTGGGTAATTTCTTTGCACTCATATTATTCAGCTTTGCAATTTATAGGTTACGTAAAGAATATGGACAAGGATTTACGTTAAGCCAATGGTTTAGAACAAAGTATGGACGATTAGTTCAATACTGTGTGCTATTGCAAACGGCATTGTATGCATTACAAGGATTAACTATCAATCTTTTTGCTGGTAGTAAAAGTGTAGCACTACTTACTGGATTAAGTCCACTATTAGTAAGTTTTTTACTTGTTGCGATAGCAATTGTTTATAGTTGGCGTGGCGGTCTCAAAGCAACAATTGCTACTGATATGGTTAAGATTGTTGCAATTTGGATTGGTATGCTTATTGTTGCAGTATCAGTATTTGGCACTGTTGGATTTGAACCTGCACTTGCTGGTATTGGCGGTAAAACAGGTCAAGGCGTAACACTTTGGGATAGCCCATTTGCTATTGGATTGTTACTTGGGTTTGGTGTGCCTACAGTATTAGGTCATCTTGCAAGTCCATGGAGTGATAATGCAAGTTATCAAAATGCTTTCAGCATTAAACAAGAATTTGTTCGTCAAGCATTTATAACTGGACCATTTTATTGGTTAGTTCTTCCAATTGTCGGTGGATTACTTGGTATGACTGCGGCTGGTTTACATTATCCAGTTGAAGGTGCAAATACACAATTCATCAACCTATATGTAATGGCAAATGTGGTTGGATGGTGGTTGCCACTTATCTATCTTGCTGTTGTATTCAGTGGTCTTGTATCAATTATTGACACCCAATTACTTTCAAGTGCAAATCTTGTAGGTAATGATGTTCATGATGCAGCAAGTGGTAACAACGCTGTAAGTTGGGGAAAATGGGGTATGGCTGGTCTTGCTGTTCTTGGTATCTCTCTTGCTAACATACCTGGTCTTGATTTAAATCAAATTTTTGTATTTGGTAAAACAATGACACTTACATTCTTTGTTCCAATTGTATTAGCACTTCTTGGAAATAATCTATTAACAAGAACTGGATTCTTGGCTGGTGGATTTGTTGGATTGTTTATTGGTGCACCTATTTTTGTTTATGTACAATTTTTTGGTGGTGGACCATCAATTATGACAACAGGAGTATTGATTCAAACTGTTGGAAGTGGTATAGTATGTTATATCGTGAGTAAAATAACAAAACATGCTTAATAAAAAAATATTAATAATGGGCTTGCCAGGGTCGGGTAAAACGACTCTGGCTCGTGCCTTAGCACCAAAAATTAAAGCAGTTCATTGGAACGCAGATGCTGTTCGTGCAAACATCAACAGCCATCTTGGTTTTAGTGAAGCAGATCGTATTGAACAGGCAAGACGTATGGGTTGGTTATGCGATCAAGTTGTAGCAAGTGGTCATGTTGCTATTGCAGACTTTGTTTGTCCAACACCAGCTACACGTGCTGCTTTTGGTGATTGTATTACCATTTGGGTAGATACTATTGCTGAAGGTAGATTTGAAGATACAAATAAAATGTTTATACCACCAGAAAAATACAGGTGGAAAGTAGATAGCCAAAACTGTGAGTTTTGGAGTAAAGCAATAAGTGAAGAACTTGACTTGGAATACAATCCAAGTTGGATTAAAGCAATGATGTGGACATTAAAACAATGAAAAGTTTCAATTACAAAGCACCAACAACACAATTACTTGGAAGATTTCAACCATGGCATGACGGACATTTTGCATTATTCTTACGTGCATACGAAAAAACTGGACAAGTATGTATTATGGTTCGTGATACAAGTGGTGATTTGAATAATCCATTTGATTTTGTTTGGGTTAAAAATAGAATAGTAGAAGAATTAGGAAAAAAAGGTTTTCATAATTATGTTCATTTTGTTGTAATGTTAGTTCCTAACATCACTCATATAACTTATGGTCGTGATGTTGGTTATAAAATTGAACAAGAAATATTTGATGACGCTACACATGCAATAAGCGCCACAAAAATTCGTAAAGAAATGGGTATATGAAATATCTCTTTGTAGCTGGTGCACCTGGTAGTAAATGGAGCAGTGTTGTAAAAAACATTTATTGGTCACCTGACTTTGACCAAAGTGATTACAGCGAAAGTAGAACTTATTACCATGATGCAAGCGGTGAATACCAACTAATGCATCTTGGTGCTTATTTTGATCCGCATATGGAGTTTGGTAGAGATTGGCAAAATTTTACCCGATTAAGCAAACAAGAATTAGAAGCAGAGTTTGATAGACCATTTAGTGGTAATGGTATAAGAATTATAAAAAGTCATATATTCTGCCATCATCTTGATTTTATACGTCATACTTGGCCAGAATGTCCTATTGTATTAGTAGAACGTAGTAATGATAGTTGTTTGGGATGGTGGGTTCGTTGTGGAGAGTTTAATATAACCTATCCTGATTACAGTGGTTATTATAAGAATCTACGTGATATGGCAAAACACATTGACAGACAAAATAGTGATTTACGTAGATATGTTGCAAAACATGAGTTAAGCCTGTTAGAAGATAATACAGATTTATGTGATAATTTAGGTATTGATTATCCAACTGAAGAATATAGACAGAATTATCTTACGAATAATGTTAGTGTGTATTTGCACCAAAACGTAGCATAAAAATATTCACATCACTATTGTCGTCTAAAAATAATGACCAATAAGGGTCACCTTCATTATATCTAAAAACAAGATTAAAGGTTGAACTTAGGTGTTCAATGCACCAGTTTACAAGAGGAGTTTGAATTGTTTCTTTAAGATAATCGGTTGCAAGTGGTGGAAAAAACGGCATACCTATCAAGTTAGGAAATATTTTAATAAGAGTTTTATTTTGTGATAAACTTATAATTTTATCTATTATTATATTATCTATTGTTGGTTGTTTCATTTATGTTCTGCACGTATTTCCTCAATACGTTTCTTAATAAACTCTATAACAACTTGCCTCTTATCTTCTGGTATTGCATATTTCTTAGTAAGTAATTCATTGAGTAAAATATAAGAAAGTGCATACTCAACCATTTTGGCAATTGAATAGGTCATACAATATTTATTTTATGTAATATACACTATAGAATTATCTGCTCCAATTTTTTGATTAGGGGCAAAAGGATATTTTTGTAGTTTAAGATATTCTGTTAACCAATGCTTGTATGATACATTTTTAATTTGTAAATCAGAATTAAGCCAAGTTTGAAAAAGTTTTTTGTCAAGATAAGGATGTCTGGTGTCAATTCCATAAAGACCATCAATATAATCTACAATCGGAATATCTACATTCATAGGATAATCTTCACTTAGATGCCATGGGAAGATAGTGTTTAATTCTTCGGGAAATTTTCCACCAAATTGACTATGTGGTTTTAATTTTTTACTATTATTACCATAATCACTGAATAACTCATCACTCCCTGTTCCAGTTAAAATTACTTTTATACTGTGTTTTTTTGCACACTGTGCAGCTATCAAAGAAATATCATATATTATAGAATCTTTCATTAAAAAATTATGCCAATAAATTGTATTTTTTAAATTATCATTACTTTCAAAATCTTTTGGTGTTATAAAAATTTTTTTTCCTGTATGTAATTGATACCTTGCTTTTAAAATTTCTTTGTTTTCAGTGCCAATAAATGTTAATGCAGTATAACTTTTATTATATTTGTTTAAACAACATGCAATACCACCACTATCAAACCCGCTGCTTAAATGCAACATACAATTTTTATCATATTGATTCAAAACACTTTCTTCAAAAGCATCAAAAATATTATGTAAATTTGTTTTTCCTTGATGTAAATCCCACTCAACTATTTCGCATTTTTTAATTAATTTACAATCTTTGCGTGAAAATATCATTATACTATTTGCTGGTAATTTATAAGTGTTGAAACCAGAATTTTCTAATGTTTGAACTGTGCTTGCACACATAAATTTATTATTATCTATTGACCAAAACAAAGGTTTTGTTCCAAAACAATCTTTTGCAATTAAAATATAATTTTCAGTAACCCAACATATTGAAAAATCACCACCTAATGTTTTTACAAATTCAATGTTATCGTTTATATTGTCATTTAAATTATCTAAAATAAAACCTACATCATTTTCTTTTTTTGAATATTCAGTACCATTGTAAAGTAAAATACCAAATTTATTTTTAGCTGGTTGTTTTATATTTGTTTTACGTGTGGATAATCTGCAATGATAAAAAAATCCTAATTCATTATAAAAAGAATCATTATCATCTGGTCCTCGTGTTTCTAAATCACCAAGATTAATTTCATGAATATTTTGATTGGAATATACAAATCCACACATATTATATACTTAAATTATAATGGAGCGGACGATGGGAATCGAACCCACGGCTTTAGCTTGGAAGGCTAAGGTATTACCATTATACGACATCCGCACAGCATTACTTACCTACTACATTAATATGCTTATAAATTTTGGCGGAAAGGGTGAGATTCGAACTCACGGTACCCTTGCGAGTACGACGGTTTTCAAGACCGTAGCAATCAACCGCTCTGCCACCTTTCCACAAATGGTGCTGTTGAAGGGATTCAAACCCCTGACCTGCCGCTTACTAGGCGGCTGCTCTATCAACTGAGCTACAACAGCATTGGTGCGTCCAGAGAGACTTGAACTCCCATGCCTTGCGGCACTACGGCCTAAACGTAGCGTGTCTGCCATTCCACCACGGACGCAACTGTATTATATATATCCTAAATATTGGTAATAGTCAAGAGATTTTTACCATGGATATCAAACAATTTCAAAACACAGTTAATACATATCTTAAAACACGTAAAGATGGCGACATTGATAAACTTGCAGTTCGTGAAGCAAAAATAAGAAAACTTTCTACTGTTACGATCACTGTATTTGCTATGATATTAAGTGTATGTTCTATGCTTGGTGGTAAAAATGCTACTCGTATTATGGAAACTAATATTGAAGTTACAAATAGTTGGGCATTTTATCAAGCAAAAAGTATTAAACAAAACTTATATTATGTTGATTTAGAAAATACAAAAGCACAATTAGAAGATTCAACTACACCTGCTAATGTTAAAAAGATATTAGAAGAACGTGCAAAACGCTATCAGGCAGTAATTGATAAACTTGAAAGTGAACCAGGTGGTCACGGTAAAAAAGAAATTATGGCAGAAGCACGAGCATTGGAAGCAGAACGTGATGCTGCAAAAGTTCGTAGTCCATTATTTGGATTAGCATCAACTGCATTTCAAATTGCTATTGTGTTAAGCACTACTGCTATACTTGGTGCAAGTATTTTATTATGGGGTGCAAGTATTGCGGTTGGATTAGTAGGTTTAGTATTACTTGCTGACGGTATTTGGTATTTTTATCCGCTTATGATGTAATAATAACTCTACCAGAACGATAACCTAATTGTAGATAATCATTAAGAGATTCTTTTTTAATTTTTTTATTTTCTATTCCATTTGTGATCCAACAAGTGCCAAACTGCGAATTTCTCGAACCAGATTGTGCCACGGAATTTTTTTCACCTATTTTTCTTTTTGATTCTTCTTTGTGTTTTTTATTTTTCCATATACCATCTGGGTATAACTCTTTTTGTTTCTTTACACCATTCATTGATTTATTTTTTTGTAATTCTTTAAATTTTTTATCGTATTCTGCACTATTTTTTCTTTTTTCCTGTATTACTTTTTGTGTTTTAATGACAGCCAATTTTCCGTGATTTTCGTATATATTTTTTCC